CCTGTGTTGGCCGTTCCAGCCGTGTTGGTGCCGCCGCCGCCACCGGACCCTCCAGTGCCGTTAGTATTACCTTGATAGCCCCCCGCCCCGCCGCCGCCAAAATAACCAGATGCGCCGTAAGATGCGAATGTCGGCACATAAACACCGGCACCGCCGTTACCGTTTACGCCAACACTACCGTTACCTCCGCAGCCACCCGCGCCGCCGCCACCACCCGCTGGGAACGGGCTTACCGCAGAAGCAAAGCCGCCGGAGTTTCCTTGCGCGCCCCCGGGGGCGGGAGTTCCTAAATTACTTGATGTTGCATTACCGCCAGCGCCGCTTGCTCCTGTTAGTGGCCCTGTTAACTGACCATAGGATTTATCTGTCGAAGCACCGCCACCGCCGCCGCCGAAAGCTACAAGAGAACCGAAAGACGAGTTTACGCCAGTCGCACCGACACCGCCGCCCGCGCCAACGACGGCAGTAATTCCTACTCCCGGGGTGACTGCGTAATAGGGGATATACAAAACACCACCAGCACCGCCGCCTGCACCACCAGTACCGCCGCCGCCGCCACCGCCGCCCACTATCAAAACTTGAACGTAAGTGATGCCAGTACCGGGCGTAAACGTATTGCTGCCAGAAGTGTACTGCGTGAAATTCGTCACGATGTTTGGGTTAAGTGGCCTCCAAGCTCCAACGTAGATTTCGACAGTATTAGTCGTCGTGTTGTAGCCCATCTGATCGGTAGTGGGCGAACCCGGACGCCCAGCCGTTGTCCAAGACTGAAGTAGAATTGCGCCGCCATTGACAGCGAAAGCGCCGGACGATCCTGTGTTGACCCCAAGCGCGGTAACAACGCCCGTCCCGGTTGTTATGCTAGACGGGGCAGCGCCAGCGCCGCCGCCCTGCACCAACGCGCCCGCCGTAAGGGCAGCAGACGTAGCCCATGTCGATGCGCTGTTGAAATAAGGCACGCCGCCTGACGTACCAGCCACTGTCAGGGCCAATGTACCGCTGGACGTAATGGGCGAGCCAGCAACGCTAATAATGCCGCCAGTGAAGGTCTGGGCAACGCTAGTGACCGTTCCCGTTGTCGGGGTAGTCCAGATCGGCGTACCGGCAGTCGCAGAGGTCAAAACCTGCCCAGTCGTGCCAGCCGCCGTGTACGCATGAGCCGTGCCGGTACCATAGCCAATACCGCCAGCCGTAGGCGTAGCTGTGGAATTAGTGCCGCCATTGGCAATCGGGACCGTGCCAAGGCTTAAATTGGGCGTAGCGCCACCGCTGGACGCAATGGGGCTAGACGCCGTGACTGATGTAACCGTGCCAGTGGTCGGCGTGGTCCAGGTTGGCGTACCAGCGCCCGCAGATGTCAGGACTTGGCCCGTCGTGCCAGCCGCAGAAAAGCCATAAGCCGTGCCAGTACCATACGGGACCGCGCCCGCTGTCGGGGTTGCCGTGCCAGCCGTGCCGCCATTGGCTATAGCAACCGTGCCAGTCAGGCTCAAATTAGGCGTCGCCCCGCCGCTAGAGGCTAGGGGGCTAGACGCTGTGACCGACGTAACCGTGCCGGTGTCCGGGGCCGATATCGTTATCGTGCCATGCCCATTGGTGATCGTGACGCCCGTGCCAGCCGTCAAGGTAGCAGCCGTCAAAGTATTGCCGGTGGTATTGCCAATAAGAAGCTGGCCGTCCGTATAGGAAGTCTGGCCGGTGCCGCCATGAGCAACGTCAACCGTGCCGGTCAGGCTGATATTGGGGGCCGTACCGCCGCTTGAGGCAATAGGGCTAGACGCCGTGACGCCCGTAACTGTGCCATTCTCAGGCGCAGACAACGTGATCCCGCCAGCCGTATTGGTGATTGTCATGCCGGTGCCAGCCGTCAGATTGGCAACCGTGTAGCCAGTTCCATTGCCAATTAGCAGTTGGCCGTTGGCCGGTACGCTTGTCGTGTTTGTACCGCCGTTGGCTATAGGCAACGTGCCGGTGACATCATGCGTGTCGTTCCAATTGGACGGGCGGACAACCGTTGCGTCCGCGCCGTCTGGAATGGCTGATACAAACTTGTGCGTTAGCGATAGCGTCACTGCATCATCCCCTGCGGTACAGCCGGTACAGGCTCAACGCCTAGCGCCCTGCCGTCAGGCCCCCGGACAATACGCTTGGGAGCGTTGGCAGCCTGTAGAACGTCATGGAGCTTCTGCATGGACTCACCGTGCATGTTCGCCATGTTGTTGTGGGCCTGCGTCATCTGGTCCATCGCCATGCGGACATTCTGGCCTAGGTCCGCCGTAATCGTGTCAGTAGCCGCCTGCTGGGCCTCGATCATGGGCAAGTCCATGCCGGGGTTGGCCGCAATACGGGCAACCATGATCTTGGTGGCCGCGTCCAGTTCAGACTTCCAGCGGTCAAACTGCTCCTTAGCCGCAAGCTCCTGCATCTTAAGCTGGGACTCATTCTGCTGCCGCTGGTTCTCAAGCTGAGTTTCCATCTGCATCTTCATCTGCTCAATCTGCATGTCAGCCTGTGCGCGGGCTTGCTGGCCCTGTACATCAGCTTGGACCTTCATCTGAGTAGTTTGCTGGTCAGCCTGTATCTTCATCATTTCAGGATTGGGCTGCGGGTTCTGCGCTTTCTGGGCATTGGCAGCAACCAGCTTATCCAGCGCAGCGTCAATAGACCCTTCCATAGACTGAGCCTGTTTAAACCCGCCAATGCCGAACTTCATCATGTCCATCAGCAACGGCACCATTTCAGGCGAAGCCTGACCAGCCGGGACAGCTTCCCGCAGGAATGTCGAGAACGCGTTCAGGAACTCCATGCGGTCCTGTTTGTTCTGGTTCTCGTCAAGCTGGACAAGGCTATCAGCCGCGACTTGAATACGGAACGAGCGAAGGGGACTATCCTGCATCAGTTGCAAGGCTTGCGGGATCATCTGCTGATCAGCAGGCGACATTTGGGCAGCCGCAGCTAGTTGCAGGATAGTTTCTGGTTGGAACTTAGTGCAAATTATTTGCGCTTTGAGGCGGAGTAGTTCGCTTGCGAATAGAGCAACGCTTTCCTGCATAGCGCGCAGTCGCAGTCCAGCATATTGTCCCTTGAGCTGTTGGGCCGTGGCGGATTCAGACGCAGCGCCAGCACCGCGAAGAATGTCCGAAATGCCGGTAATTTCATAAATCTGCCCCTTAATGTTGGCCTGCGCCTGATAACAATTAATGAGCGCGGAAGCCAACGTTTCGATGGGAAGAAGGTCGATAGAACCCTTCAAGCCACCTTTCTCGCTGAAGGCCATCCATTTATCGACGGGGATCAACGTGTTGTTGTCCCCTTCCGTCAACAAACGCTGTAGTGCTGGCTGCGAAGCATCGTACACACCACGGACGCGCAGGGATTTGACTAGGCCGTCGATGCGGTCAGTCAAGATGTCGAGTTCGTTCGCCTGATCCTGATACAGGATAAAGTCAGGCACCGGGATGAGGCTGTCGCTGGTGGTCGTGGCATACAGCGGCTTGGCGCACGGGAAGAAGCCTTCCAGACCCAGCGGGTCATCGCGCTCGTCCAGAAGTTCCGCGTAGCTTTCCATGAGCCAGTAAACCTTATTGGTTTCCTTGTCCCACAGTTCGCAGACCTTGGCCTTGTCGTTCGGCTTTTCCTTCTGGCCGTATTTGGTCAGGCCGTCCGGGCTGCTATTGAAAGAAATCTTCTTGGCGATCTTCTTGCCAAAGCGTTCGTTCACAGCGTCCTTGGACATATAAACCCAGCGCCAGACCTGCGTTACTTCTTCCCAAGTACGCGCGCAAGTATGGCCGAAATCCTTCCAATGAACGTAATCTGTGGGGGCGCACTCGTAGTCAATTTCTTCAGGGATTCCTTCATTTCCGGCGGTCTGGTTGTGGATGTCGCCTTGGCCTTCTTCGGCTTCGCCTTGCTCAATGTCTTCGGTGACTTGGTAGCCATCTTCAGGTACGTCCTGCTGTTTGATATGCGGGTCATAGCGGACCCACGCCACTCCACGCCCGCCAAGGAAGCGATCTTCCACGGCGTGACGCATAGATGCACGAAAATCGGGGTAATGCTCGATTTCGTAATCAAGAGCGCGTTCGATCAGCAAAGACGCAACGCGGCCAACTGGGTCGTTGTCGCCAAAGCGGCGGGATACGTCCGCCTTGGGCAACCGGGAATAAACGGCAGGGATCAGCGTGTTGACATTGGACCAAAGGATGTTGAACCGCGCAGCCTCGTTCGTCATGCCGGTGCCAGTTCCCTGGTCATCCCGGTAACGGCGAATGATCTTCGTGGTACGCGCTTCCCACTTCTTGAACTCACCATTGTAGTTGCTGATGCTGCTCAAGAGTTTCTGGACAGTCGAATCGACTTTTTCCAATGCCATGACTAAATCCTTAATGACGTATTAACGCGGGGGCATACGATTCTGCATAGCCCGCATCTGCTGCAACCGCATCATGTCGGCGTCGCTCATCTGGCCCTGACCCTGCATAGGCTGCGGCATCTGCTGCTGCATCTGCATCGGGGGCTGCGGCGTAACAATATCACCGCCGCCATTGTATTCACCGCTGGGGGGCAAACCACCAGCCGCGCCCGCCTGACGGGCAAGCCGCATACGCTGCATGATTTCGGCTAGTTTGCGTGGGTCTATGGGCATGATGTATTTCCTTACTTGTTACGATTAGAAATTGCTGCGGCCTTGGACTTTGCGTCTGCCTTGCTGGACGCGCCCCAAGCCTTTAGGGCCAGAGCCAAACGAGTCGGCTTGCCATTCTTTTCCATCGGACCCGGCATACCACCCATCCGAGCAAGGAATGACGCGCGGCGTGGATTGTCGCCGCCCTTGACCGGGGGCTTTAGCGTGCCGCCCGTTTCAGCCTTGTAGGACGCGCGGCCCTTGGCGTTCAAGCCGCCTTTGGGGTTCTTGCCTTCGCTGCGCGTCCATGCTGCGGTCATTTGCTTTTCCCCTTGGCCGTCTTGGCAGACTCCTTGAACGCGCTGGCAGTCGGCGCACCGGCATCGCCCGGCTTACGCATCTTCTCACCGGACCCAGCCTTGATCCGCTCCTGCTTTGCAAGGATGTTGGCGTATAGCCCAGCCTTACGCACTGAAGATGCCGACAGCCATGACTTCTACGCCAGCGCCCGTGGTGATCTTCCACGCGCCGTTGGCCGACACAGCATTGAGTTCGATGTTGTACACGCCGGGGATTATAGACGCGCTGGCCGGAAGGACAGTATGCGTGAGAACGCCCGACCCCGTGCCATCGACAATTACGACATTGCCAGTCGCGCCAGTCGTGACCGTGCAAATCAAACGATGCAGATAGTCGCCTACTGCGCCAGTCGTGCCAAGAACCTGCGCGGACTGGGATGCCGCCACATGCTCATAAAAATACCGATATGGGTTGTTTACGCCGCTCATAGTCTAGCCCTTTTCTTTGTTTTCTGTGACGCCCACATGTCGTTAAGCGTCGCCGTATTAGTACTGCCCACAATCAATGGGCGCTCACTCGCAATTGACTTGCTTGGCATTTCCTTGCGCCACGCCACAGCCAGCATTCTAAACGCATCTGCCGGGTGGCTGCACCAGTTATGCTTGGGAGCCGACCTGAATGCCTTCTTATCCTCGTCGTATTCGCGCTCGTACTGCCGTAGGGCCTCAATGCCCTCGCGGCAATTAAATTCGTCAAAATAGCACTTTGGCAGCGCCATACGCACAGCCTGGATGCCGTCCTGAACGCCAAGGTCCGCGACGATGTTCAGGTTCGTCATGCCAAGGTGTTCAGCCAACTGCTCAATGACAGATTTGCCTTGTGCAGCAAGAGTCTTAGCTCGTGCGTCATGAGGCAGATAGTGCTTGTCATAGTGGTAAGGCTTTTCCATAACAACTTTGGCAATATCAGCAATAGAAGCGCCGGAAACAGCATAATAATCGATAACATGGATTTCGTTCCTCGTTACCTGATACCACCAGATGGCAGTATCATCACGAAAGCCCAAGTCCCAAGCCGTGTACGTCGGCAGGCTAGGATCATACGGCACATCGCTAATACGGTGCGCGTCCTGCGCCTCGCGCATTTCAACGCCGTAATAAGCGCCCAGAATGGCCGCCTCAAAGCTGCATTCGTATTCCTGCATATACTGGTCAGGCGTGATCTGGGATTTGACCGCATCAAGCTCATTCTGTGATACAATCTGGCTGTCAGTCGCCGTCAATCTTAGGAGGAACCACTCTTTTGGGTTTTTCTTGGCATCCGTGTAAATATCCCAGAATTGGTTCTTGCCCTTGGGCGTTCCCATGAATACAGCCCAGCCCTCCTTGTCAGACAGCGTGGGCCGAATGACATGTCCCCACACGCTGGGCCGGAAATCGCCGTATTCGTCTAGCAAAACGCCATCAAAACCCAAACCACGCATAGCGTCAGCGTTGTCAGCCCCAAAAAGACGGATTTTGGCTCCATTGATCAAATCAATCTGTAATTCAGCCTCGTTGGCCGATCTGGCGATGGGTTTGCTATAACGCTTCAGGTAATCCCAGGCCACAGACTTGGCTTGGCTGCGATACGGGGCAATGTAGCCAAAAAGCGGATTTTCCGACTTGCAAGTGACCGCCGCCCGAATGAGGTCATTGACGGCAGCAACTGTCTTTCCAGCCCGACGATGCGCCACAAGGCAACCCCACCGCTGCGAGCGGTTGTGAAACGGCTCAAAAGCGTCGCGGGGCGAGTATGCAATGGCTATTTCTTTTCTTGCCACGAAATGACCAGTTCAACAGGGCCTTCATCCGGGCCAGTTACCTCGTTACGCGCCAGCTTTGGCACATGGTACTCAATCAAGTCCGAAAAACACTGAAATGCAGCCCGGGGGCCGTCACGCTCGTAAACTTCGTCAAGCCAGCCGTTCAGCCGGTCCGCATTGCCATCAATAAAGCTGGCAATCATTTCCTTGGCCTTCTTCGTGGACTTGTCCTTCGAGCCTTTTGGACGCCCAGCGCCCCGGCTCATGATATTACCCTTTTTGAATGGGTTACTGACCATTATGTGTCGTCCCGTGTCATGTTTCGCATGGCTTTAGCCAGCTTGGGGCCTTTGTCAGCCTGGTTGTATTCCTTGGCTACCTTGGTCGGTATGCCAGCTTTCTTGGCAAATTTGGGGTTGTGGGCCGCCGCAGCCATGAAACGGCGCTGCTTGTCAGAATGTGAAGGCATATCGCACCATATTTAGGTGAATCCCCGTGGATTATGGGCATATTTGGACGCGGCGTCAAGATGTGGGTGGCGTTGCGGGCAGCGCAAGGACCATTTTGGGGTATCTTAAAAATTTTGTGCAAGCAGCGCAAGATTGATTTTATGCGGCCCGTTTGTGGGGGGGGCCTATGTTTATATCGACCCCACCCCGTCGAAGAACGAAACGGAAACGCGAACGACTCGCAGTCGCAGGGGCGTGGTGCGAATGAGGCGCAGTCGCATGGCGGGGGGGCTGGCATGGGCGGGGGGCTGGGGGTGGGGTATGAGCGCGGGGGGATAGGGCAAGGCTCTATGCCAGGGCCGGGCCGGAGGCCCGGCAGGACAACAACAACAAAGGCTTTGGGCATGGCTTACATCCGGGGGGTAAGTACCCCCCCCCGGAATGTTGTAAGCCTTACGATTTGCGGGGACGGCGACGAAGGCTAACGAAGGCTTACATCGGCTTACGTTTCCAAGGCCTAATACCCACACGAAAAGTAAGGCCAACATTTGCCGATGTAAGCCTTGGCCTAGGATATGCGGGATTTTGCATATCCCTAGAGGGCCTGGAGGGTGACGGGCAGGGCCGGAAATTTCGGATTATTTATGCGGTATCCCGCTACCACTGCGTCAACCCACCGCATGATATTCCGCCATTTATCACATGCCCGGCCCGTGATAGGTATTGCGCCACGCGCAACGATATGGGCATATTCATCTTGTTGAACCGCCAACCCAAAGGAACCGCCAAATGGACTATTCCAACGTCATAGCATCCGCCCACGCTGCCGGCATGGCCGCCGGCAATGCGATAAACCCGATCCCCATGCACGTTATTGAGTCAGACTCGAAAATTTACGTTGTGCCGGACGGCCCATGCGGCTTTTCATGGGTTAAAATCAAAGGAAACACGGCATTTGGCAGATGGGCCAAAAAGAACGGTATTGCCCGCCCCAGCTATCCCAATGGCCTACAGATATCTTGCCATGAATTTAATCAGTCTATGGTGCGAAAAGAGGAATATGCCTTCGCCTATGCCTATGTCCTTCGCGGTGCCGGCATTGATTGCCATGTTGAAAGCCGGATGGACTAGCCCTCCAGCCTAAGCCCAGCCCTAACCCGGCTGGGCTTATACGGGACGGCCTGACAGCCCCGAAACCGCCAAAGGAACCGCCATGAAACATCGCGAATACAAATTGAAGCGCAATGCCGCAAATCGCATGGTTATGCTGCAATGCCGCTTCCCCGACAAAGAATTTTGGATTGCTCCGACGCAAAACTTCAAATGGGCCGTTTACACTCGCCGCGCAACTATATTGCAAGACGATCCTAACAGCATCGCTGTTTGCGCTTAACCCCCTAGGGGCGGCCTAACCCGCCGCCCCGCCCTAACCCTAATTGGAGAACCCGCCATGATCCCTGCAAAGGAAGTATTTTACCACGCGTTCCAGAACTATGAGGACGGGCAAGACTATTGCGAGCCGGAAGAGGACGCAGACGGGTGGACAGTCTTTACCCGTACACTTTCGGCGGATCGTTCGGAAGAGTTCATCGTGGACGAAATAGACTTCGCCACCTATGAGGAAGCAAAAGCCCATGCTGAGGCCCGTGCGGCATTGCTAGGCGTTCCAGCTTCCGTTCGATAGCCCCCCTTGCCCACCGCCTAACCTTGCGCCATACTCAACCATACGCCAAGCCAAACACACAGGAGAACACAATGGACCTCTGGAACACTGAAACCGCCATATCTGAAATCCCCGGCCTTGAAATTGATATTCCGCGCTGGATAGGCCAATACATAAGCCCATACGACATTGCCGCCATTGTACAGGGCGGATGCGCTTCCGGGGCGTATATGCCCGCCGTCACATATTACACCGCCGCCAAGACAATGGCCGAACATGGTGACGAGGTGCTGGACTATATAGAAAGCAACTACGGCCCATTGCCTGACGTAAACGGGCAGGGCTGGTCACAAATGGCCTCCACCTATCTTTCATGCGCCGTGGAGCTTTGGGCTTGCAGCATCGAAAGCGAATTGGAAGCATTTGAGCCGGAAGCGGAGGCCGCCTAATGACAACGCAACACACCCCCGGCCCTTGGGAAGTCTGCGATTATGAACTTGGCCTAAAAGCTATATCAACGCCGAATATAAAGCATTATATCGCCACAGAAATTGACGCCGCAGACGCCCGCCTTATCGCCGCCGCGCCTGACTTGTTGGCGGCGCTGGAAGTGGTGCGCGAATATATGGACCACGCCGCAGATCAATTTAGTTATGAGGATATTGTTCAAATACGCGCCGCAATCGCCAAAGCCACCAGAGAACCCGCCTAATGACAAAGCGCAACGCCTTAGCAAGCGCCCTGTCTAAAATCTGGAATGAAACAGGCCCCAACATGGATATCAAATATGGCCCCGAACCGTCCCACTGGGCGCGGATCAAGGGCTTTTCCACCGCCTGCAAAGCGGCTGGCTATACGCCGCGCCAAATCCGGCGGTACATTGGATCGGATGCAGATTATTTAGCCTAGACATAAACCCGCCAAGCAAAGGAAGCCAAGACAATGACAGAAAGCAGCGAAGGATGGAACGTTCGTATCACTCGCAAGGGGATATACGTTTATATGAATAACACCAGACTTCTAACTATGAACCCCCGCGCCTATGGCCCGCATAAGGGCGCGGTAATAGCAGCGGCGCATTGCATCGCCGCAGCGCCGGAGTGCCAAGAGGTAATGCGAAAATTGAGCGTTGCTTGTGACGCGTTGTTGCCGGAAACGCACCGGCCCGCATTTTCCGCCTTGCTTATTGACGCCTTGCTCGCAACAGACAAAAGCGAAGGGATTGTTTAAATGACCCCCACCCTAGATGCCCGTTACACCATAGCACTTGAACACACGGGCGAAGCTGCCCCGGTCTACGTCGCCCGGTTTTGCGGCGATTGGCTAGGATCAGCCCATGCCAGAGAAGATGCAATTCGCTATGCGATAGCGCATCGCGGTGGCATGGTCGCGGCCATGCTGGCAATAAACACAATGCTGGGGGGCAAATCATGAAACAAGACACGCGCCCCCTATACCAGCCCCGCCCTGTCCAACCGCGTCGCTGGGGCCTTGCCATGCTCTTTAGCATAGCCCTGCTGGCCTGGCTCATGGTCGTCCTGTACGGGGCTGCTTTCGCCCTGCGTTGGGCCGTCGAGGGCTTGCTGTGAAGCCCGGCAAAAGGACCGCCGTGCCGTACGCCGTGCGATGCCGATGCGGTACTATGATACCGCAAGGCGGGCTTGCAGCATGGGATAGCCGGGAGCGTTTGCGCTACGATTGCGCCGCTTGTATGCCACGCCCAAAACCAAAGCAGGAGAACCCGCCCAATGCCAACTGACCATGACGCCCGCGCGATCCTCCAGGCCATGCAGGAAGGCCGGACAGAGGCAGAATACATCGAAATGATCTGGTCCAGCCGTTACCCAACGCCTAGCCACCCGGCTAGTGCTGGATGGCCTTACCGGGCAAGCACGGGCGTCACGGAATCTAAGCTACGCAAGATCAAATGAATATTGCGCTGACAAATTACGAAATGAAAATGGCTGGCTTTGTTGCGGTGCAGCGCGAAGCCGATACGCTATACGATAAGAAGCAGCCGCGATGGGGACAAACCGAAAATATATGGCAAGCCATGATCGAGGGCACGCTCGCAGAATACGCCGTGGCGAAGGCTTTAGATATATGCTGGGACGGCGGGGTGGGGACGTTTACGCTCCCTGACGCCGGGCCGTTCCAGGTCCGGCATACTGAGCGCCCGAATGGTAAGATGCTGCTGCACCCGAGCGACAAAGACGACGAAATATGCGTTCTCGTCGTCGGAAATTACGGCACTTATACCTTGCACGGCTGGGCTGTGATTGGCGATGTTAAACTGCCTGAATACTGGTGGGATCCTAAAGGGGGGCGGCCATGTTACTTTGTACCGCGCGAAGCCCTGCGCCCAATGGAAGAACTAAGGAGGATCATAAATGAAAGCCGTTGACTTCTTAAGCCATTGCCAAGGCGTTGTAAGGGACCGGGGCGCGGCATACGGCGACATTCGCGATAACATGGAGGACACGGCTAAACGCTGGTCTGGCGTTATTGGTGCGCCTGTGACGCCAGCCCAGGTCGCGCTTTGCATGATTGAGTTAAAGCTGTCGCGCTTGCGCGAGGGGCTGACACCAGATAGCCTAGACAGTATCACTGACATAGCCGGGTACGCTGCCATTATCGCAGAACTGGTTACAGACTAAACGCACCCGCCCTTATGCTCCAGAGGGCGGAGTGCGGTCCCCCGGCTTGGCTTGGCGGTTTCGCCGGGGGACACCTAATCGGCCATTGCCCAGGTCTTTGGCGTTGTTTCCTGAATACGCAAAGCCGCCTTTAGGTCAGTCAGTGTGCGCCTGACGCCCATGCTTGAAGCGTCTGCCGACAGTTTAAACGTATCGCGCAGCACCTTTCTAAATTCAGCCTCAGTGCAAGAACCTTTTTCGGATAACATCTTGAGAATGAGGGCATCATACTTCCCGCCCTTGTAATTCTTTCGCACTGAAACCACGGCGTCATGAAATTCAGCCACAAGGCTAGTGAGTTCCTCGCCGTCCTCGTCGCTGCCAAGAACATGCCTGTTTAAATCGAAGTACAGGCCCTTAAGCATGTCGCCGTCCTTCTGCTTGGTCACATCCAGCTTCGCGTTCATGGCCTCGGCATCGGCGCGATAGCAGCCGATTAGAAAGTCCACGTTGGCCGTGATGGCAGACGACCCACGGGGGCGCTCGGTGGCATTGTGGCCGGTATGATGGATCACCAGCACCGTGCAGTTAAACGCCGCCCTGATTTCGCTATTGATCGTGCGAAGGTATGCGCCGATGTCGCTGGAACTGTTCTCGTCACCGCTGAAGGTCTGCGAAAGGGTGTCAATCACCACAAGAGCCGGAATTTGCGGCAGTGCAGCAATGGCCTTACGCAAGGCACCGATTTCGTCTTTGGCGCTCAGGAGCAAGGGAACGCGGCAGATATGGAAATTCTTAGGAAATTCCGCACCACAGGCTTTGTGCCAGGCGTCGATACGCCTAGCCACACCGGCACCGCCTTCCGCAGCCACATAGACAACGCCGCCCGTAGCGGTCCTGTGCTTTGTCCAGTCAACGCCGTGCGCGACTGACAGGCAAAGGTCGATTGCTATAAAGGACTTAAACGTGCCGGACGCGCCGAATAGCATACCCATTGCGTCTTGCGGAATTAGGTTCTTGACGAGCCACTTGATGTTCTTTGTGGCCGCTGTGACTTCCTCGATTGTTTCCAGCAGCGTGGTGGAAACGATGGGATCAGGCTCCTTCGGCGCATACTTCTCAGCCGTTGACACCATGCGGGTTAGCTCAGAGCCAAACCGCTGTTGCCAACGGTCAAGCTGGGCCGGGTCGCCTTCTGGCTTTGACGCCAGCATGATGGAGCGTATAACATTAACGGTTGCGCCGGGGCGCAGCCCACCGGCAATCAGGGACGCGCTGATCTTGAGCAGCGGATCGTGATAGTCGCGTTCTTCCAGATTGGGCGTGATGATAGCTTTAAACAGGTCTGACGCATCGCCTGTCGCTTCGATCTTCGTCCGGGGCGTTTCGATGCCGCGCTTGATGTCGTCAAGGTTAAGCCCGAACGTCTTGGCCGCGTCAGCCAGTGGATATACTTCGTCAAGGTTGCAGATAAGCACCCGCTGCGTCCACATTCCCGTATCGCGCTTTTTGGTATTGGTGCCGATGGGAAGCCGGGCGTAGCGCACCGGGTTATTGCCGCTGCTGTCGGCCTTGATGAAGCCGCTGGCGCTCATGGCGTGCAGCAGGGCGTCGATCAGGGCTGGGTTGCGGGTATCGGCGTCTTCTGGGTCAAGAATGACGCCGACTTGGTAGTTCTCCTTGGACGTTTCCAAGGCATAGGAATAGTTGCCGACCAAATCTTTTAGCCCGGCTGGGCTAATGTCATCGGCCAGCAGGACGGCAAGGCGACCAAAGACTTCCTTGGATCTGCGCTTTTTGCCGTCGCGGGCATACATAACGCCGACAGAGTAGTAGTTATTATCCTCTTTGCGCTGGTCTATAACCGTCTTCTGGGCGTCCGTGCCTGTCCATGCAGACCCCAGCCAAAGGGCACCGGACGCTGTGCCGGGGTCGCTGGCGAAGGATGTAGTCCAGCCGTAGTCGTTCCGTAGCTTGCCATATATGGCCGCTAGGAACTCTGAATTTAGCATTGCACCCTCTTACTCGAAGACGATACCCGACAGGTCTTGCAAGTTGATCTTAATGCCTCTTTCGTTGGCATGATTGAGCAGCTTGACCCAGTGGCTCTGTGGTATGACTCCATTGGTGCCGGTCTTGACCATCCAACGACTAACTGTGGCAGGGTACAGCTTGAGGATTTTAGCTGTTGCGGTAACGCCGCCAAAGCGGCAGACAATGGTGTATGCCGGTTCGCAACGGCCTTTGATATGCGCCATTAAGAAGTCCTTTCAGTGGTGATTCGTAGTTACAACATGATAGACAATATCGTGCAATAGTAAATTTAATAAAAAAACATCTTGCAACGTGAAACAGACAGGTGCTAGACCGTCCCCTCAACGATGGAGAACGATGATGGACCTATCTAATAGCGATGCAGAACTGGAACACTTGGCCGACCAGTGGCTTGTGACCAAAGAGGCGGAGCGGGAAGCTAATGCAGCCCGGCTCAGAATAGAAGACAAAATCCTAAAGTTGTGCCCGGCTAGGGAAGAAGGCTCGTCTACCCGGCTGCTTTACAATGGCTACAAGATCAAGACAACCGCCAAGCTGATATACAAAGTTGATTTAAATCAATTGGTTACGCTGTCTGAGGACTGGCCCCAAGACTTGCAGCCCTTCAAGACGGAAATCAAGCAGGATGACGCTGTTCTAAAGCACCTTCGTGCCGACAGGCCCGATCTATGGCGTTTAATCGCCCCCGCCGTGACCACCAAACCCGCCAAGACTGGCATCACAATAGAGGACTTCTAATATGGCTTTCGATCTTAAATCTATCAAGAAAAACACGGCTATATCTGCGCCGCGTGTGTGCCTGTTCGGGGTCGAGGGCATAGGCAAGACGCAGTTCGCCGCTGGTTCGCCCAACCCCATTTTCATCCTGACAGAGGATGGCTTGGGTTCGCTCAAGGTGGACCACTTCCCGATTGCTACGTCATTCAAGGATGTAATGGACGCCATTAGCTCCCTGTATAACGACAAGCACGACTATAAGACCGTTGTGATCGACAGCCTGGACTGGCTAGAGGCTATCATTCAGCGGGAAATCGAACAGAAATACGATGCCAAAGACCTTGCTTACGGCAAGGGCGCGGTCATCGCTGCTGAACGCTGGCGCGAAGTTCTGGAAGGACTGAACGCCTTGCGTCTGGATCGTGGAATGATAACGATCCTGATTGCCCATACTACGATTAAACGCTTCGACAGCCCTGAAGTTGAGCCTTACGACAGGTATCAGCCCAAGCTGCAAGAGCGCAGTAACGCAGTAGTTCGCGAATGGGTAGATGCCTTGCTGTTCGCTAACTACAAGACCATCGTTAAGAAGGACGATGTAGGCTTTAATCAGACCAACAATCGCGGTATTAGCACGGGTGAGCGTCTGCTCTACACAAGCGAGCGCCCGGCCTACATGGCTAAGAACCGCTACAATCTTCCCGAAAGCATCCCGCTGTCTTGGGACGCTTTTGCTGAAGCAATCAACTAAACCCAGAAGGAACTAAAACGATGCCTATCATTGACTTTGACGTTACGTCCTACGAACCCCAGATCAAAAGCAGCTTTGAACCGCTGCCTCCGGGCGACTACCAAGCGATCATCAGCGACAGCGCCATCAAGGCCACGAAGGCCGGGACTGGCGAATACATCGAACTGACCATGCAGATCACGGACGGCCAGCACTCTGGTCGCCGCATCTGGGAGCGCCTGAACATCAGCAATCCCAACAAGGTCGCTGAAGAAATCGCTCGCAGCCAGCTCAACGGCCTTCGCGCCGCGCTGGGTATCGCCAAGCTGGAAAGCACTGAGCAGCTTCACGATACGCCCTTTGTCTTGTCGCTGGACATTGACCGCAAGGAGCCGACACGCAATCGCGTGATGGGCTATAGCTCTGCCAAGACTGCTCGTCACACGCCGCGCCCGGCTACCGCTGAAGCGGCTACCAGCAAGCCCTGGGAGCGTAAATAATGCCAAACCTGCCCGCATCCATGCACACCACGGCCCGCAAGATTTACGACTGGTACGAAAGCCAGAAGGAGGATCACCGCGAGCATTTGGGCGCGTCATTGATCGGGCATCACTGTGACCGTTACCTGTGGCTGAACTTCCGTTGGAGCGTGTCCCCTCAATTCGAGGGGCGCGTTCTGCGGTTGTTCGGCACGGGCAAGCGCGAAGAAACGAGGGTCTACGATGAACTACGCGCCATTGGAGTTGAAATACATACAGAAGCGGATGGTAAGCAGATTGTTTGCCGCGATCCTTCCGGCCACTTTGGCGGCAGTCTTGACGGCATCGGCCTGGGCTTTCCTGAAGCACCGAAAACGTGGGCGGTCCTAGAGGTCAAGACATGCAACGCCAGCAGCTTTGCCAAGCTGGCTAAGTCCAAGAGCGTCAAGGCTGAGAAGCCCCAGCACTACGCCCAGATGCAGACCTACATGGGCATGATGAAGCTAGACCGGGCGCTGTACTTCGCGGTCAATAAGGACACAGACGATCTGTATACCGAATGGGTCCACGCGGACAAGGAGGCGTATCTTGACGCCCTGGCGCGGGCCAAGCGTGTCGTGAACGCCACCAGCCCGCCCAGCAAGATCAGCGAAGACCCGGCACACTGGTTGTGCAAAATGTGCGACATGTACAAGCTATGCCACAAGCAGGAGCCAGCCGAGGCCAACTGCCGCACATGCTGCCACGCCACGCCGCGCGACGGCGGGAAATGGCATTGCAACGAGTTTGCAAAGGACTTGACCGCAGAAGCCCAGCGCGCTGGCTGTGACAGCCATATATTCATCCCCGCCCTAGTTCATGCAACGCCTATTGATGGCGGCACTAATTTCGTCGAGTACTTTGTCGAAGGCACAGGCGAAACATTCAAGAACGGCCCGGCACATAGGACTAGCAGGGCGTTAGCCAAGAAGCGTAAGAAGCCCTTGCCGCCGGATGACGGCATCCCCTTTGTCGACGATGACATCGTACCATTCTAGGTGAACCATGAACGCAGCAGAGCGAGAATCCACCATGTTAGCTTACCGCATAGAACTGCGGGAGCGTGACGATGACAGCCGGTATATTCGGCACCATGCCAAGTCTGTAGAACTGATCCAGCATAATGCGGAGCGCGGCATGAGCCGCCGGGCAATGGAGAAGATATGGCCGGACAGGCTGCTGAACTTGGTTCTGGGACATGAGGTGGCGAAATGACCGACATGATCGAATTTAAGGAATTGGAAACCAAGTTGAAGGCCATGCTCAAAACTGATTTTTCATCCCTCACCATCGGCTTCAATGATCGCCATGCCCCCAAATATTGCGACGCCAAAAAGTTTGCCGCTGAATATGATGAGTATGAGGCTGGCGATCATTGGATCAGCGATGAGGACCGCGCCGCCGCGCTGGAAGCAAATTCAGTCTGGTATATCAAATGGTATCCGAACACGCAGGTTAGCTTCTACAGAAAATATGCCAGCAGCCTGCCGAAATTGCTGGACTATGTGTTCAACAAATTTCCCAAAGAATAGAGGGACCTGACATGACCGACATGATCGAACGGGTGGCCGTGGCAATCAACCAAGCCATGCTTTTGCATGACGACTATGATCCTGATCTGCTTGCCCGCGCCGCCATTGCCGCCATGCGTGACTGCACTCCGGCCATGCTGGACGCTGGATCAGGCGCGCACCCGGCTGGCGGGTATGTTCGAGGTACGACACTGAACGACATCATCGAGTGCGAGTGGTGGGCTATGATCGACGCCGCGCTGGAAGAAACCAAATCAACAACCAAAGGATAATGACATGAAAATTTTAGTCGAACAAAAGGACGGCGAAGGTTTTGAGGCATTGCTAGGCCAGCGCATCACGCTGTTCTGCATGAACTATATCTACACCGGCAAGCTGGTCGGCGTGAATGTGACTTGCGTTAAGCTGTCTGACCCGGCCATTGTTTACGAAACGGGCGCATTTGGTGACAAGGCGTGGAAAGACGCGCAGGCGCTGCCCAACGATCTGTACATTTCGACCGCCGCCATTGAGTCGTTTGGTGTTGTGAAGTAATGCGCGGATTAAAACAAAAATACAGGTTGGGGTCGTGGTCGGGGTCGGGTTCGGCGCCGTGGTCGGGATCATGGTCTGGGTCGTGGTCTGGGTCGGAATCTAGGTCGTGGTCGGGGTCGTGGTCAGGGTCGTTGTCTGGGTCGGGGTCATGGTTGCAATCGTGGTCGGGTTCTTGGTCGTGGTCTGGGCCGTGGTCTGGGTCTGGGTCGTGGTCGTGTTCGGGGTCGGTGGCGCTATGATCGACGCCGCGAAGGAAACAAAATGACATTACAGATTGTCACGCAGCGGTTCACATGGCCGTCTGAATACGTCAACCGGCTGTATCATAACATCAGGCGGCTAACGACGCTGGAGTTCGACTTTGTGTGCTTTACCGACGCGCCAGAAGGGCTGGACCCGGCTATCAAGGTCCGCCCGCTGCCGTACAAGCTCAAGCCTGGCTGGGAGAATAGCTACCCGTTTGACTCGTACCACTGGTCGCTTGGGCTGCTGGAGCGTATGCCTATGTTCAAGAAGGGCATGTTCCCCAAGGATGACATGATTGCGTTTATCGACTTGGACACGGTATTCACGGGCAAGAGCCTAGACCCGATCCTGTCCTATAAGGGCGACTTTGCTATTCTGCGCGATTTCTACCGCCCGGACGGCCTGCAATTCAGCTTCGCAATGTGGCGCGTCGATGAACATGTTTACGACATCTACGACTTCTGGCAGGATGACGGTGCGCCGCTGGACAGGTCCGATCAGCAGCGGATCGAGGATACGACATACAAGCCTGACATCTTCCAGAACATGTTCCCCGGCCAGTTCGTTAGCTGGAAGGCCAATGACTGTCAGGGCGGTATCCCGCAGGAAGCCAGCGTGGTGATATTCCACGGGGTGCCGAAGCCCCATGACATTGTAGACGGGCCATTACCGGCCATGTGGAAGGGCGAGGAATGAGCAACATGATTGAACGGGTGGCGCGGGAAATACATGATGCAATGGAAGCATTTGATGTATTTGACGATGCCCGCGACGAATGGATAAAGGGAGCCCGTGCTGCCATTGCCGCCATGCGGGAGCCTACAGAGTCTATGCGCCGTAAGTTGTGGCTATATGGAAACCATCCTGACAAAGAATTTGTTATGGACGGCGGTATGTGGCGAGAAATGATCGACGCCGCTCTGGAGGAGAAATGATTATCCTAGGCATAGACCCCGGCCTGTCAGGCGCGCTAGCGTTCCTAGACGCCCGCGCCAACACCATCGAAGTCGTGGACATGCCCACAGTCGAGGTCAAGCGCAATAACAAGCTAAAGCGGGAGGTTAGCGCCCAACTCGTCGCGGACATAGTGGTTAAACGCCATGTCGGGGCGGCGTTCGTGGAGCGTGTGAACGCCATGCCGGGGCAGGGGGTCACTAGCGTGTTCAGCTTTGGACGCTCCACGGGCATCCTAGAGGGCGTTCTGGCGGCGTTCGATATCCCCACCACGCTGGTCACGCCCAAGGCTTGGCAGAAGGCTATGGCGGTCAGGGACGGCAAGGACGGCAGCCGGGAGCGGGCTATGCAGCTATTCCCGGCCAGCGCTGAGCTATTCCAGCGCAAGAAGGATGATGGTAGAAGCGATGCTTCGCTGATCGCCAAATATGGCGCAACTCAAGGAACAAACCCATGAACCGATACCTGCTCACCGCTGCCGTATTGTGCGTTGCAGCCCCCGCCTATGCCGCGCCCAAGCTGGGCATTTGCCATGGCGAATATGCCCTATGCGCCGCCTCCAGCACGGAAGCCACCGGCAAGACTATGGTCGTTGGCGGCAAGACCTTCATGCAGGGCCATGCCGTCTGCCCCGTCCTCAAAGGCGAAAGCATTGCCGACCTGCACTTGGTTGGCTCATGCAAGGCCCCGGCTGTCCCCGGCGGCGTCTGGAGCCTGTTCAGCACGGCCACCAGCTACCCACAGGCCCCAAGCTGGGCTGTTGTCCCGGCTGTTCCCAGGACGTTTACCACCGCCGCTGGGCGTGGCCTTGGCATGAGCAATATGTGGTCCTACCCGTGCGTTAAGCGTCCGCAGCCCGTCAATGGCGCTGTTCTGGCCGACTGCATTGGGCCGCTGAATGAGTCCCCGTGGGACGGCAGCCATGTCCTGCCGGGTTCGTCTACCGTGACCGCTGCCCCTGTTGGCGCATCTGACCCCGTGGGCGGCAATTACTGATGAAATCTATCCGCGTGTCCATCGACTTCGATGTCCAGTATGATGATTCTGAGCCGGGGGCGTTTAACCGGGCTATGGAAGTCGTTCAAGAACTGCTGGATTTAGAGGTCGATGGGGACGCGGTTAAGATCGTCCAGACCCGCAGCTATTCCTGATTGCGGGCGAATGTCTTGGCCTCTAGCTCGACTTCGCTGACCCGCTGACCCCAGCCCTTTGCAAACGTAGTCCACGTTGGCAGGGATTTGAGAAAGTCAAGCCTTTTCTGGCTGTAGTCTTCAATCATCCCCGTAAGGTCTGCCCGCTGTAGAGCCGCCAGAGTATGCTTGCCCAGCACCCCATCGACCTTGGTGTAAAGGACATACTGGAGCAGCTTAATCGCCCTGCCGGGGCTTGAATTAACCGCGCAGTCGAACATGCAGTAGTCCAGCCCATAGGGCAGGGCATCGCCTTGGATAGCGTCCCAATAGCGGGCTTTATAGACCGGCTGGACGGCCTCCGGCGTCAGGGCGCGCATATCCGCCTCAGACGCATCCTTGCCCGTGTGGGCGTCCCAGACGGCCTTGGTAACGCCCAGGTTGGTCATGCCACCTGGGTCTTTGGGATGGTTCACAAAGCCGCCTTCGTGCCGGAGCAGGAGGCGCAAGGCGGGGTCGAATGTAGGGGTCATTTTTCGTTCATTACCCGGCTGCCCAGTACACCGCAGAACACGCCAACTACGGTCTGGAAGGCGGGGCCTAAAATCTTGAAAATAGCCTCATTGTCCACGATGGGGTCAAACAACCCAGCCAGCATGACTATGATGACCGCCAGCAGGACTAGGGCCAACGTGCAGACAACGATCATGTAGATCAACGGGACAACGGGCGGCGGGGTCATTTCTTGCTCATGGCTTCAGCTACAGAAGGCACAATCTTCTCTACTGACCGGCCAATAACATATCCACCTAGGCCAAGCTGCACGATATCCCAGAGCTTCAGATACTCAGCCGGTTCAAGGTTTGGCGCGGCCCAGCCAAACCAGCGGGCTACGATCAGGCCTACAAAGACCAACATCGTGATCGGACGCCAGCTAGAGGCCAGAAGGCCCCCGGCGGCTTCCGTTTTCACGATGTCAGCAGCCCCCTTGGAAAGCTCAGAATTAGCCGCTATTTGGGCCAAGACACCCGACTGCTGTAGCTCCATCAGCTTCAGCTTGGCCGCGTCCCGCTGTGTAGGGTCGGGCCACAGGCGGTCAATCAACTTTCCGCCTACATCAAGAGCTGCGCTTACGGGGTCAAAGGCCATGTGTCACCTATTTGAGGTTGGTCAGCTTGTACAGGGTAGTCGAGTATTCGGCAGTAAACCCATCCAGCAGGTTCAGCAGCATGGGGTTCTTCTGGCAAATCTTGTCCCGGTTGTTGCAGACCCAAGTCAATTCGCTATGAATCTTGGACGTAATGTCCGACTTGGGGATGACAGTAATCCGCACCTCGCCCAGAAGGCCATAATAACCCTGATAGGCTTCCACGATGCCGTCCACGCCCTCGATCAGGGCGTCGTAAAACTTGCCCAGCGTCTTATGTTCTGCATAGGACTTGGACGCCCAATGGGCTAGGTGAGTGGCGTTGCGGAGGGCAAATACATGCCCGACAAATTCTTCCATCATGACTTTGCTACTCCATGTCCAGCGGCCAGCATAAGCATACCAACCACAACAATGCCAACGGCCCAATATATCTTCTGAGCGACGGACTTGCCGATCTGCTCATAGACCTTCTCGATTGCCCGGTTTGCAGCCCGTTCGGCAATCGCGTTGATTTCAGCTTCGCTTAAAGGTTCGCTCATAGCTTGGCTTCCAATTCAGCTACGCGGGCCGACAGCTTCTCGACTAGGGCGTACAAGTCCTTGACGCCCCACAGAGCCAGATGCCCAAAGGGTTCAGCAGAGGCACCCCATGTGCCTTCTTCAGTATCTGGCTTACTAACGCCAAGCCCGCCAAGGGTGGCGTGGGCCTGCTGGGCGCGGACACCAAAGCCTTGCAGGCCGCTTTCCTTCCATGTGTAATCGCCAACCCACAGGGCTTTAATGGCCTTGCTGTAGTCAGTCTGGGGGACAGACTCCCAGTCCTTCAGGCGCTCATCAGAAACAGAGGCATAAGTCGTGGTCGTGCCAGTCGAAGTGATATACCCAGCCTGAACATTAGCGCCATACCTGAAATCGCAATGGGTTACAGGATTAGCACCGGATGCGCCTGAATTTATAAAAAACGCATTAGTTTTCTGATATTGGCCCTGCCCAAATTCTATATTATTTGTGTTGTCGGCATTGGTCACGCCAATAAAGTTCTGAACGGTATTTGCGGCTGTTGCGCTGCCAGAATTTACCGTCATTTGGAAGGCTGTTACACGCCCCCCGCAGCTAACATCACCACTAGCCGTCACAGTACCAACCAGCCTGCTCGTCGTGCCAACCCACAGCGCCTTCTGCGTGGATATACCGCCAGCCGTGATGATCGAGCCAGTCGTGGCCGACGTTGCATCCGTGGTGAGCGTGGAGCTAATGCCCGCCGCAAAGGGGACGCGAACCGTGGTCGCGGTCTGCCCGTCCTTCGTGATCGCCGTGGACAGGCCCGTAGCTAGGTCCGCCGTGAGGGCATTAAACGCCGTGGATGATATGACCGTGCCAGTGACCACAGGTTGGCCTGTGCTGTTGATCTGGAATGTGCCGCTGCCGTTGTAGGACAATGTGATTACTCCTTAATTCTGTGTGATGCGGGGCGGGTCATTGAGTTTGGTTTCCTGTATTCCCGGAACGCCCTAAATAATACGAGCCGCCGAGTATCGAAGCTGGTACGGCAACTTTCCCTGCGACTTTAACGGTTTTTTTAAGAATACTAATAACTTTTGTACGCATGGTAGGAGTAATGCCAAGAAGCCTCTTAGCCTTACTCAACTGGTCATACGCGGCATCGTATTCCGCCTTGGTCATGCCACCGGCTTCTCTTACATCAGTAATGTGTTTGTAGGCCGCATCCAACGCTTTATCAGGGCTTAGTTTGGAAAGATCATTAAATTCTTTGATGCCCGTTTCAATCTTTCTAACTTCCGTACCGGCAGTCGCTACAGCTTTTCTTGCAGTCGGAACCTTTAACGAAAGGTTCTCCGCTGTCACACCAGCGGTTTCCGCGTCTTTCAACCTTGTCATGTAATTTTCAATTTGCGGTTTAAACGATGCTAATTCCGGGTGTTTTAATTGGTCAGATAGTCTTCCGCCAGGTGCCATTTCTTTGACAAATGTATCATAATTTGCGCCGCTAAATTTAGTTTCTATGGCGTCAGCTATCGACTGCCGAAGCTGTGGCCTAAGTTTATCAGCAGTGGCTTCAAACAAATCGTCAATTTGCGTTCTGTCACCAGACGTTAAAACATCAGCAAACTGGGCTGGCGTCATAACTGGCTTGCCTTCAGTGCCATAAGTTTTAATGACACGCGACACAAGCGGGTTTTCTTCAAACCGTTCTAAAGATTGTTTAGACCTAGAATAATTGTCTTTCCACGCTTGAGAAGTTCCAGCGGTGTATTCATTTTCTGCTTTGTTCAAAAGATCATAAAGGTCTGTTTGAATAGATTTTTTAATAGCCCCGTAACCGCCAGTTTCTTTGTTAAAGGCTTGCCCAAGAAATCTACGCAAATCTGACGCGGCAGAAAACGAGTTATTAAATGTCCGCGTAATGGTTTCTTTCGTAATTGGGTCTACATACGAAAATTCTTTGTTTGCCAAAGCATCATGGACAAGACGATACAATGAACGAGTCTGCCTATCCGATGTTGGCAACAAGGTTGGCGCTGTAGCTGGATCAAAATTCTTAAACGGCGCTGCCTTTTTCAGTATTTCTTGGACGCCAGCAGTTTCTACAAATGGTTTTCCAGCAGCTTCGTTCAAATCGACAGCATCCTGCTCAAGATCTTGCAAATATTTGCGGGCTGCCTCCGTGGCTTCTTTTTCAGCTTGCTGAGTAGTAAAGATATTGCGCTGCGCCGCCCCAGCTATATCGCTAACGTCCTTCGCTTCGCCAATGCCGATTGAAGCGGGCGCGGCAGGAACACCAGCGGCTTCAGAAAGCCCTTTTGTAATGCGCTCGTTTTCCGCAAGGGCATCAGCCAATACCTGCTGTGCTGCTTTATCCTTTGTTGCCAGAGCTGTAGTCCCAACGCTTGTAACTATTTTCTTACCACGGCTATACGGTATTAGTAATTCTGCTGTTTTTTGAGCCACCGTCTTTACAGCGGGTATTTCTCCAGCAATCGCAGTACCGGCTTTAAGGAATGGCGTGGCACTTGGGGCAACCGCCATAGCAGATTGCCACGGGTGTTCTGATATTTGCCCATAAATATCTTGTGTTAATGCACTTTGAGGGGGCGGCGCATTATTAGTAGCCAAGCTAAAAACACCGGGATGCTGCTTTGCAAAATCGGCGGCTAATACATTTCCTAAATAATTTCCACTTTCTTTTGCATAATTTTCTACAGCCGAAGTCGCGGAATTAATATATTTACTAGGGTCTTCAATAATATTTTTTACACCCTGCTTTGTTGCAGACAATGCATTCTCAATCGCGGCTGGCGCTTCAGTTATATGAGTAAGAGCAGATGGTATGCTGGTTAAAACATTATAAACATCTGACGCCATGTTCTTAGCGCCACCTGCTAAAGAACCACCAAGCGTTTGTGTCCGCTTATCGGCGGCGGCTTCGGCACTAAATTGCTGCGGAGTTTTGGGTTGTTTTTTAGGCGAAGAATCTAAAACAGACGCAATTTCTTCATCCGTAAAATCGCTAGGAACGGAAATAACGCGACCATCAAATGTAATTGTCTTGTCCATTTAATTATTGCCGCCTAGGTTTCTTGGTGACTGGATCGCGAACCCATACTTCGGCCGTGCCGGGTGGTGGAGTATTACCGGGGGGTGGCGTGTTGGCAGGGCTTGGATACCCAACATCCAACCCAGCATTGGCCAGAATGTCATCTACAGACCCAACCATGCCGTATTTTGGCTTGTACCCTTGAATAGTATTGTTTTGACCAAAATAACTCATGGCGTCTTGTTTTGCCTGTGCAGCTTCTTGCACTGATTTCAGAAGGCGCATTGCTCTATCCAAGTTTACCGCAGTCGGCTGGTTAGGATCAAGTATGCGCTTCATCAGACCCTCACCTTCTTTTGCTGTAAATTGCGGTCCCAGCACTGCCCTTAAATTTGTCTGAACAACGTCTTGCACCATTTGCTGAACATTAGCGCCTTCTTTCAATCCGGGGAACAAAGAGCGAATTTCTATCGGTAATGCGCCACTAAGGTTGCCAAACAATTCTGGCTTTGCCTTCATAGTATTGATCGCCATACCTAGCTGGTTCATATTTTTGCTAACAGACGCTGAGTCGCCAGTGATGTACTTAGCGTACATTTCACCGATTGCTTCGTCAGCTCTATTTACGCCGGGTGGCAATTTCACAGTAACGTTTGACCCTGTCGGAGCCGGACCAATATCAGCCCCGGGAGTCCCATCAGGATTTTGCAGATAAACCCGCCCCCCTAGCGTCATATGACCGGGGACAGGTATTTTTGCATTGGAAGGAGTACTTGACAGCACTTTACCGGTAAGCGGGTCAATAGTTTCGCTGCCATATTCACTCAAGTTACGGGTTTCCGGCTTCTGCATAAACAGTTCGGCAAGTTTCTGTGTAGTGGGACCGGCTCCGCCCAAAATAGACTTAATGCCCAAAGCATTTCTGTCAGCCATGCTAAGGGGCGCTACGGCTGGCGTAACGGTATTTGCAAACCTGCCGGGGGTGGGCATCCCAATATCGACATTTTCGACAGGCCCCTTTCCAGCACCAATATCGGGCATCTGAAGCGGGAGCGTATATTTGCCTGTCGTGGGAGCGCCCTGCGATATGCCTTGGCCCAAAGCAACTTCAGGGCTACCCATAGCTTGTTTATACAGGTCCATAGCATTAGCCCGGTCAGCAGCCGTAAGCCCCGCCGCATCCCTCGCCGCCTTCGCGCTCATATACGAGCCAGCCCCGGACTGAAGCCCCTTAGCCAAAGCCGCCCAAGGCGAAATGGGCGCTGTAATGCCGCCCGCCGTGGATACGGGAATGTCCTGCGCGCCCATCTGGGTGAGCATGTCGGCCAGCTTCTGCTGGCGGGCAATTTCAGCCGAGCGCGAGGTGTAGTCGCCGGGGGCTGTATCGCTGGGAGCGAACAGGCTGACAGCAGCATTTTTAACGCCTGTTACAGCGGGCAAAATGTAATTGCCATAAATATCAAATCCGTCTGACATCACAATGCTCCGTAGTTGACCATCTTGTAGCCATTCGAATGTTCCAGAACAGCTTCAGGTATGATCTTTTCAACTTCTTGCGCCATGACACCGCGCTCCCGGCGTCCAAAGATGTCGTATTCGTAGATGCCAAAGCCCTTGGGATGATCGCCAACTTTGACAATATTGGATTTGAGGCGAATGTCACTAAACCCAAATATACCGCCTGTCCCTGTACCTGCCGCTCCGCCAGCAATGCTTCCAAGCCCGCTATAAAGCCCACCCAACGCGCCCATCTTGGCGTTATAAGCCGCCGTATCGTAATTGCCCTGATTGGTCGCCGCCTGAGCCACAGGAGCCGCGCCGATCTGACCGCCGCCGGAATACTGCTGGAACTGCGGGGCTTGTATCTGGGAGCCGGACATAAGCGCCGTAATCTGGTTGAGTGGCACGTTGTACAGACCAAGCTGCTGCTGCATGGCCTGTTGGGCTGCCGTGTTGCCAAACTGCCCAGCGCCGAGGGCTTGGTTGTAATTCTGACCAACGGCTTGGTTGTAGAGGCCAGCGGCCCCTAGTGCTTGGCCGTACCCCTGCTGGTTGGCGCTCATGTCTAGGCCAAGACCCTGCAAAGCCGCCTGACTATACAGGTCGTTCTGGCCCTGCTGCTGCTCACGCATGGCATTATTCCACGCTTCCGAGCCGGGCGTAATGCCCTGATTGGCAAGGTTCTGGGCAGTCGCTTTGGTCTGCTGGTCAATCTGCGGCTGAAGGCGGGCCATAATAGCTGCCTGACCCGTGGTGCCAGCATTGACCGGCATCTTAGCCACGCCAGACATGTCAAGCCCGCTCTGTGCCTGCTGCTGCGGGCCGAGCGAAGTCTGAATATCGGGGCCACTATAATTAAATGGCGTACCCATAATCCTTTGAGCCGTGCTAACGCCCTGTTGGCCTAAATCAGCAAGACTGCGCTGGACGCCCTGCTGCGCGGTAAGCGCGGCTTGTGCGTCAGGCGTTAACGTCTGGGTAATCGTGGGCTGTGGCGTGCCGTCATACCCGCCAGCCGTGTCATAGGTGACCGTCTGATTGCCATACGGGCTGATGATATTGGGGTTGTTAAGAACAGCCGTTTGCTGACCAGCTTTTTGGTTAGCAACGCCTTGGGCTGTTGCGGCTGCCGCGTAGTCGGGCGCCGGGGGTGCTGATGGCTTACCCATATTGTTCTCCTAAAAATCTGCAATCGTCTTTTTTGAGCGTATAAAGGATAATGTCGCCATCCGGGGCAGCATCGCAAAGCCGGGCTTCTTCAGTAAAACCCAGCTTTTTAGCAAACTTATTGCTTTTGGCGTTACCGCTACTGATGGGGCAAATCACCTTATGGACGCCGCACTTGCCAAAGGCATAGCGGAAGATTACTCCAATAAATGAACGGGTTAGCTTGCCGGTGATAGCCATATGGGCGGTAATAGACTGCTGGTTCCAGTTCTCAAACATCACGCCCGCAATAAGGCAATCGTCCCTTTCGAGGCCAATTGCCGTTCCCGTCGCGCTGCTAAACGAACCGTTCATCTTATCCGCTACCCAAAGGCCCACTTCTGGGCCGCTAACTATACGCCAGCCCATCCGTTTTGATACACCACATCTGTCGAAGCCCATTGTATCTGTATGCCTTGGCTGGCCGTCTTCATCTGTAGCCCGGCGCAGTAGCCAATACCAGTAATGCCCAGCCATGTGTTCTGGATGACCAGATCGGCACCCCAGACAGCCGTATCCCACAGCCCCACATCCCAGACGCCATACGATGTCCCCGAAAACGCCAAGGCAGCCGTTGTGTCCGAGGTGTCAAAGTCGATATTCATGCCGACGCCTATGGTCGGGGTGCCATTCGTGAAGATGCTGGGTCGGGCGCGGGTGAAGTACTTCTTTACACCGCGAGCGCCAAAGTAGTTAAACGCCTGAATGGTCTGTGTGTTGATGTTGCTTACATCATCCGTGTAGCCGTCATCCCAAGCATGGCCGACATAGCCATCCGAGCCAAAATAGGGGTCATCCCCGTAGATTTCCCAGCAATACGAGGCCCAGCCGGTAAACTGGCACCACGACTTCGTGATGGTGTTCATGACGTATTGCTGCTGCTGGCCGTCAGCCACTGGAATGTTGATCCAGACGGCATTGTACTTGGCCGTATAAACGACTTGCCAGCCTACAGACGCATGGTTGCCGCCGTATTGGGTTGTGGCGTTAGTAATAGCACCCTGAATCTTGTCTGACAGGGCCACACGCGGGTCTAGGCGGCTGGATTGCAGGCTGGCTGCCATAGGCATAAGGCCGTCATAGGTCAGGATCAGCAGATCGCCGCCCCATTTGAGCATGGCCCTATTCCCGACAGGCGATCCCAGCTTCCAGACGCCTATCAAGGCCCATGTGGCCGCGCTGGCTGGGTCGGTGCCACGGTAGACGATGACTTCGCCAACGCTGGTAATGAACGCCAGGTTGTCATCAACGCCATAGCCAGCATCGAGCGTCCAGGTGTCTAGATCGACCAGATGCCCGCCAAACTTGCACAGGGCGCTCAGGTCCGTGTACTGGGCGGTGCCGCCGATAGAGCTAGTCGGCAGATACCAAGCCTTTAGCGTGTATTGCTCGATGAACCAAAGCCGGTTCTTGAACAGGGTGATATTGGACAGATCGGCAGATGACACCCCAGAAATGGACGGATTGGTCCAAGTGCTGCCATTGTACAGAAGCGCACTGTCGGTCCCATTGACGGCCATAATGTAGCTACCGCCAGCCGTGGTAATGTTCGTGTATTCCCAGATGCCGTTGGTCAGGCCGGTCACAACAGGCGCTCCAACAGCCCCGGCAGAGGTCACATCATAGATATTGCCAGAGCTAGTTGCGGCGAACATCTTGGAATTGTTGCCATAATTGTATACCATGATGGTCTGGACCTTACCGCTCAGGCCCGTGGCATGTTTAGTATAGCCGCCGCGCAGGGTCAGGTTGCTGACAGTTGGGAACATGTTAATCAGCGTAATGGCGTCGGCGGGGTCCATATTGGCAAAGCTGTCACGCGCGTTCCACCCGCCCAGCGGAGCAGGAAGCGACTGCACTTGAGCCGCATTGTGCTGGATCATGGAGCCGGGACTAATTCCCATAACCGCTATCCGGGATGTTGTCCCATCCGATCAACACGCTACCCGGACGCGGGGCGAATGACAGGTTGGCCGATGAGGTGTCCTGAGCAACCGAGGTTTCAAACTCAGTCAGGTAGTCCCGGTATAGGGCAGTCGTGTCAAAGCCCTTGGCTTGGAAATACTTCAGCTTGGTGGACAGGACCACTAGGCGGTCAGGGTAGATGCAGGTGTCCGTGTCAACCGTGAAGCTATTCTTGACCGCGCCAGCAGCCGACAACGCCCAGCCCTTGCTGCGGTACTCGAAGCCCAGGTTCTCATTGGCCGAGTAGCCCGGCCAAATCTGGAAATAACCGCCGAGCAGCCGCCAGCGAATACGCGGGCCGGTGCTGATAAAGCCGCTCAGGAGCCATTCCCACTGCTGGGCGCTTTCCGGGCCAAGCATTTCCCAATGCTTGCTCTTGTCCCACTGGGTACGCGGCACAATGCTGTCGTAGTCAGACGGCAGGGCGTACTTTACCTTTTGGAAATAGACCGTCCCGGCAGTCACGTTGCTGGTAGAGTAGTTGGAAATCGTGACCTGCGTGGCAGAGTCAACGCTCGTGATGAATGTGGCGTTCGGGATGCCCGTGCCGACAACCATGTAAGTCGTGTCCAGACTGGCAGTGGACGGGATGCCAGTGATGGTCAGGGCGGAAGTGGTATAAGTTCCCGTCGTGGTCGTGTAGGAAGTGAAAAAGCTATATGTCTGAGTAAGTTCGCGCCAGTCAGCCTTACGCAGCAATTCGTACCCAGAAGCGTTCATCAACGCCAAAATCTGGATAACGTCTTGGTTCGTATTTCCCGCAACCGTTGTCGGTGTTGGAACGCCTAGTTCATTGGTGACCTGTTGCACCAATTGGAGCATCGTACTCGACATCTACATCTTCTTTTCTGGGCTTGCCCGGTTTGCGCTGCGCCATAAGCAAGGCCATCTGGGCCTTTAGCTCATCGAGTTCACTGCGCGTCTTGACCAGTTCGGAGTTGTTTTCTGCACGGTTTTTACTTGTCAGATACGCCCTAGCGCGCTCACGAAGGCCAGCGGCACCCATACCAATACGCTGCAACTGGGCGTCCGTAGCCGTCGCAACCTGCTCGACGGTCTGAAACTTAAGAATTTGCAATTCTGCCATTTGGTGTTCATTGAAATCTTCAGGGCAATCCTTGTTCCATGCGCCAAGCAGGGTGCCGATCACCTGACCGTCATCATTCTTGGACTGGAAATAAAGCCACTGACGAATAAACCGTTCCTTGTGATGTTCGCGGACGGGCTGCTCAATGATGTTAGTTTTGTCGCCGGGTACCATGATCCTCACGAACGGGACATCCTTGTAGGGAGCCTTATCGTACATGTAAAACTCTACATGCAGGTGAGCATCGGCATTGGCGGTGTCACTATCCAACGGCATAATTTACTCCTTACGTGGAAGACAGGGCAGCGGTAACAACCCAAGTGGTGGCGGAAGTGCCAAGGCAAATAGCAGTTTTGGTGGTGCCAAGCGCAACGCCAGTCGAACCGGCAACCGCCGCATTCATGGTCACGCCAGACGTTTCGTTGGTGTAAATCTGCAAGGTCGAAGCGCCGCCATTATAGACATACACAACAGCACCGGCTTCGCACGGGGGCAGCTTGACGCCAGTGCTGGCGGCAGTGGTGCCGATAGCGTTGACAACAGCCGAAAGCTGCAAGGCAGTCGCCTGGGTTGTACCAGCGGCAACCAAAGCAGTCGCGCCGTCGCCAGCGATAGAAATGGTCGCCAGCGGGGAATTACCGGAGGCGAGGATTCGGGAGGGAATAGCCATAGCGTTGTCCTTTATTAAGAGTTTTTGACGTAAAACGTAGCATACGGAAAGGCACTGCCTTCGTCCGTATGGTGATATTCGATTTTGTAGGCAGTAAATTTTTCAAGCCACCATTCGCTAGAATACACAGACAAGTGGAGCGGGTGACCGATCAACTTCCCCATACTATCGTCAAATAGAGCTATTTTGAAATAGCAACTATCGACGCAATCCATGATATTTCTAATAACGTCAGGCACATCGCCTGGCGAAATATGCTCCATGACATCGGTGCAGTAACCAATGTCGCCCGTCAGCCAGATTGGGTCGGTTAAATCGGCCAGCGTGAACGGAAGCTCATTGCCCTCATCCAGACAATTGTGTGCAAAATCAATGAGTTGAACTTTGCAACCAGCCAGCTTGGCAATCTTGTTACCGCCCCGGCCTGTACCACAGCCGAAGTCAATTACGATGTCAGCCGGGGACGGCTTGGCAATTTCGATGAAATGGCTGGCAGCGTCGGCACCGGGCGATTCTTCCCGGTAGACCGGCATAGTCCACATGACCTGATACTTCTGCAATTCGGTCATGGGCGCGGGCGGTTCAGACATAGCCTTGGCAATAGCTGGGAGCAGCCCGAAGCCGTGGACCTGTATGATCGCGTCTGCGTCAGCAAGCTGCTGTGCAGCCGTTTGGAACTCCATAGCCTGACGGGCCATCCAAGGGGCGGCAATATACTCCTTACCGCCGATCCAGTAGCTTTCGCGGGGATCTTCCGAATTAGCAGCCTGAGCGTAGGCATGGCCGTCGCCAGACAGGGAATAGCTGGAATCAAAGCCGTAAAGGTGGATCGCCCGGTAGCCCATAGCAAAGGCGATGCTCATGGCCTGAAGGCCAACAGTAGTTCCGCCGCCAACTAGGGCGCACTCGCGGTCCCCGATATAGTCCTGAATACCCGGATAGGCCGGGTGCCAGACAGTCACATCGTGGCCGTCTAGGGCGTCAAAGACGCCTTCGCTGCACTGCGATGCGATAAGGTATTTGGTCGCCTTGTCCGGGTGGACAAAGCCCTGATTGTGCGCTCTGGCGTCCAGAAGCACGAAATAGTCAGGCGTCACATCAACACTGGCTAGGGTCGGGATTGTGCCATTTACGGCAAAAACCTTATGCCCAGCAGCCTGATGACCGGCAATCATGGGGAGCAGCGGCTTCATAGAAGGACCGCCCCCCACAATCACAGCAACACCATCGTGTGCATCTGCAAGTTGCAACCACGGAAGATTGCGGGCAACGGCAGCTTTTACGTTGCCGAAAACCTCGCAATCCTCCGTGTTGCACACGATAGGGATCATTTCGTCTAGGTTAGACGGAAGGATCATTACGTTACGGCACCCTGCAGATGCGGACGATTGATCGACACGATAACAGTCGAAACAGTCGAGGCAACGGTGGCAAGGTTGGCAGAACGAGCGCCCAGCAACTGCTTGCCAGACGCCGCAGTGGCCATAATACGGCCAGTGGTAGCGGACTGGTAAACAGCAACCTGGGGATTGGTCGCAACAGCAGTCTTCTTGACAACCGCGAGGCCGCCAATCTGATACCAGCCGAACAGACCAGCGGTGTTGGCCGCCATTGCAACGGCCACCGGAGTCGCCTGATTGGCCGTATTGGCCGACAGGGTAGTCTGGTAGGTCGTGGCATTGTAGGTCACCAGCGAGCCAACCACGGTGCTGGCAACGCCCAGCAGCATGATAAACTCACCTTCGCCGTAGGTCGGGTCGAACGCGCGGCAAACCATGCCGAGCGTCGCCGGAGGCGTGGGAACGGCAGACGAGCCGTTCGCCATCGTAACACCGGAGTCAGTGTTCGCGATCTGGAGCAAACCAGCGCGATTTTCCGTGAATGAATAGGCCATGTTGTGTTTCCTTTAAGCGATGAGAACACCCTGAAACTGCGAACCGGAGCAGGTCATATTGCCAGCCCAGCCGATCAGCTTCACGATAGCGTCCTGATTGACCGACTGGCGTTCGCCACCAATCGGAACAAAGTTCCTTTCCACATGCGGGCGGAACATCAGGTACTTGGTGTTCAGGAACCACATATGGTTGGCAGTCGCGGCAGCGCCGATACCACCGTCAAGCACAACATCCGACGCCATACCAGCGCCGTAGTACTTCAGCGAGGCAAAGCCAGCGCCAGCCATCGACGAACCGGAGTCCGAAATGCGCTGGATGGACTGCAACGACTGTAGGTACAGGCGATAGTAGTTGTTGTCAGCCACGATCAGGTCAGGCTTGTCCGTACCACGGATAAGCTGCACGGCCAGAGCATCCATATACTGCTGGATGTTCGAGGCAGTAACAGCCGAGCCGCCGTTCGTCACGCCAGAATAGGCAACCGACTGCCAGAACGTGAACGAAGCGCGGTTGATGCCGCCATACGTTCCGGTGGTGGGCGCGTCAGGAACAGCAGCACCGAGGCCGGTGATGTTCTTTCCGCTGTTGCCAGTGCCGTCCAGATAGATGTCGCCCGAAATACGGTTAGCCAACTGGGCTTCCGCAACATTCATGCGACCATCCAGCAGGTCGATGATGGCTTCTTTACCGGAGTTCTGGATCATTTCCAGACCGGAAATCGTCACCGCCGAGGCATACTGAGTGATGGAGAACTGAGCAGCCGAAATGGGGCTGTTCTGCGACACGTTCAGCACTTCATAGCCAGAATAGCTATTGGTGTTGTTGGTGCTGCTATCCGAGTACATAATTTCCTGCAAGATGACGTTACCGCCACTGAAGGTCTTCACGTTGCCACGATCCTTCAGACGGCGAAGGAGCGCGTTATTGTTGGTCACGTTGTCGGCCAGTTCACCGCTGCGGCTCTGAATGTTCGTCGCAATGATGTCACTGATCGAACTATTGGCGAAAGCCATTGGGTAGTCCTTTCCAGTTTATCAAAAACGCTCGTTCACACTGTCGAATTGTTCCAACAGCATAGAGCGTCTATCTTGCGCTTTGGTCGATGTTTTGGCGCCGGGTGTGGAGCTTTTAACGCTAACCGCTGCCGCCTTAGCTGCTTTCGCAGCCCGATTGGCCGATGACGATTTCTGAGCCGCAGCTTCTGCCTGTGAGCGTTGCTGGGTCTGCTGGAAAAGATCATCGTTAAGGCGAATCGCCTTTTCATAGGCGTCTTCTAACGTGCCTGCTACGCCACTCTGTAGGAGTTGGATCATAACCGGACGCGCTTCTTCAAAGTACTCTGCCTTACCGGCAAAGTTGTTGATTTCACCCAGCAAGGATTGGTTTTCAGCCTGTTCCTGCTGCTGCTTGAAACTACTGATTTCCCCGCGAACGCTATTGAGTTCGTTCTGCAAGGCATAATAATTCGGGTCAATGGGTCCGCCCTGTGAGGCATAGTCCACTCCACCCAAATCAATTCCATAGGACCGCGCCAGACTGGCAAGATATGCCCGCTTCTGGTCCGGTGGGCTATTACGCAGCACATGGTCGGCTTCCATGAGCGCCTTCACGGCGCGCGGAGCATCAATACCAAGGCCCTGAATCGTGTTCATATAAGGCTGGATGGCCTCATTCATCTGGTCGGCAAACTGGGCCTTAGACCGCAGCGGCTCAATGCCAGCGCGCATTTCTTCTTCGCGCTTATAGGCGTATTCCTGCAAGCGGGGGTCAGCGGTCTGCCAGACTTCATGGAAGTCGCGCTTCCAGGAGGACGGCGGGCGCTTCCAGACGGGTTCTTCAGCATCCGGTGCAGCCTCTGCGGCTTCTTTGGCTTCCGGGGTAACGGGCTTGTTGTAAGCCTTGGAAAACCTGTCATTGGGGTCGTTATCGTCAGCCTCGATGTCATCGAACTGCTGGGCCAGCAGGTCTTTGCGGTCTACGAGCTTTTCGTCGTCTGATGGAATGATCTGGTCTTGGGTGTCCAAGTTCAGTTTCTCCGTAGCTGTTTCAGTATCTGATTTGCCTGCCTGTCACTCATGTCAGCCAGACGCCGATGCAGTAGTTCCCGCCTGTTATTGCTGGGCGGCGGGGGCGTGTTTTGCATCTTCTCGTTTCCGATTTCGATGCAGTTATGTTGACGCAGATGCTCCCTATGCTTGGATCGGGAAGTAATCATACTTCCGTCAACCATGCTCTTGTAGGGCTGAATGTCAAGCATAATCATAGGACTGCTTGCTTTATCCCCGCTGGAATCTTCACGGACCCATGTGAGTTCTCCATCATGGTACTCAGCTACTTTGCCTTTACTGTCGTATATTGCCTTGTACTTGCTCATAACAGCACCATCAGGTCTTCGTCTTCCATGTCCAAGTATTCGTTCCAAAGCTGCTCAACACGGTCCAAGTCTTTAAGGAACTTATCAAAGTCAATAGTAGGCTGCAATACTTGGCCTTTGCTTTTGCTAGTCTTGGCCTTTACTTCAAACCCTGCCACGAGTTCTTTGGCTAGGTCTGGCTTGCCTTCCACGATGCGCTCATAGGCGGCAATGACCGCCTCGCGCTTTAGCTTAACCCGTTGATTTTCCTCATCAAAACGCTTCTGTAGGCGCTTGTGATAGTCGCCGTCGTGCGTGTCATCAATGATGATCGGGGGCGGCGCTCCAGAAATCTGGAACGCATTGGTCTGGAAGGCGTTAGATTGGAAGGCTGTCTGTGTAGCCACTACTGATACCAAGCAACAATAACCGTACCCGAACCGCCGTTCTGGCTAGCACTACCGCCGCCATAGTAGCCGCCGCCGCCGCCGCCTGTGTTGGCCGTTCCAGCCGTG